GTTATATACTGCTCACATCTATGATGAGGGCGATAGCCAAATGCACAAAAGTCTAACCGCAAAAATGGTTAAAGACTATATTGATCCACTAAACTTACCGAAAAATGCTACTATCTTAGATTTAGGATGTGGTCCTGGTTATTTCTTAGATGAAATGAAAGAACGTGGGTATACAAATTTAACTGGTGTAACACTAAGTCCCGGTGATGTTAAAAAATGTGAAGACAAAGGTCATACAATTAAAAAGTATGATTTAAGTTTCTTACCACAAAAAGATGGTTATCATGACGAAAGTGTAGATTTTATTTTCTTACGTCAAGCATTAGAGCATAGTCCATATCCTATCTTTAGTTTAATGGAATACAATCGTGTACTAAAACAGTTTGGTAAAATTTACATTGAAGTACCTGCCCCTGACTGTGACAGACAACATGAGTTTAATTTAAATCACTATAGTATTCTTGGTAAAAATCAATTAGGTGCATTGATACAACGTACAGGATTTAATATTGATAGTTTCCAAACATTTACATTTGATGTAGAGTATCCAGTAGATATGAACAATCCAGATGGTGAAAGAAAAAAAGTAGACGAAACTTTCTATATTATTGTAGCTACTAAACAACGACCGTTGGATATTAAATAACTAAACCTTTTTCTAAATAGTCGTAGTTTTAGCTAAATACGTTATGGCTACAACTAATGCTACGTCTTTGGTAAAGACACCTTATAAAAAGACAACTTTTACACAACAACAATTACAAGACTTTGTAAAATGTTGTGACCCTGATACAGGTTATCTATACTTCATGGATAACTTTTTCTATATACAACATCCTACAAAAGGTAGTATGTTGTATCATCCTTGGCCATATCAAGAACGATTGATTGAAACATATCACAAATATCGTTATAGTATTAGCTTGATGCCTCGACAGAGTGGTAAATCAACAAGTGCCGCGGGTTACTTATTATGGTACGCAATGTTTGTACCAGATAGTACGATTCTAATTGCCGCACACAAATACACAGGTTCACAGGAGATTATGCAACGTATACGTTATGCATATGAAAACTGTCCCGACCACATTAAAGCAGGTGTAACTACATACAACAAAGGATCACTAGACTTTGAAAACGGTAGTCGTATTGTTAGTGCAACAACTACTGAAAATACAGGTCGTGGTATGTCTATTACACTATTGTATCTTGATGAGTTTGCATTCGTAAGACCAAGCATTGCCAAAGAATTCTGGACTGCTATTACACCAACACTAGCAACTGGTGGTAAAGCGATTATTACAAGTACACCAAATAGTGACGAGGATCAATTTGCGTACATTTGGAAAGGTGCTAATAAAACAGAAGATGAGTTTGGTAATCAAACTGAATTAGGTGTAAACGGTTTCAAAGCATATCGTGCATATTGGAATGAACAACCAGGACGTGACCAAGTTTGGGCTGACCAAATGAAAGCACAATTAGGTGAGGATCGTTTCAACCGAGAAATTGGTTGTGAGTTCATTATTGCTGATGAAACATTGATTAATCCTAACACCTTAATTACACTAGAAGGCATGGAACCTATTGAAAGAATGGGGCAAATACGCTGGTATAAGAAACCAACTAAAGGAAATTTATATGTAGTTGGGCTAGACCCAAGCCTAGGTACAGGTGGCGATCCTGCAGGTATACAAGTGTTTGAAGCAAACACACTTACACAAATAGGTGAATGGAAGCACAATAGAACGGATATCCCCAATCAAATTAAACTGATAGCACAAATCAATAAGTACATAGTAGAATGTACAAATGAACCTAACAGTCTATATTATAGCATAGAAAACAACAGCATTGGTGAAGCCGCATTAGTGTCATTAAATGAATATGGGGAAAATAATATACCTGGCATATTTATGAGTGAGCCAGGTAAAAAACGCAAAGGTTTTAACACAACAAATAAAAGTAAATTAACAGCATGTGCTAAATTTAAAACGCTACTTGAAAGCAAAAAGATGAAAATAAATAGTCGTAGTCTTATAACTGAATTGAAAGCGTTTGTAGCACATGGTGGTAGTTATGCCGCTAAGATAGGTGATACTGATGACTTGATTATGGCAACACTATTAACTGTTAGAATTATACAAGAATTAGGATCATATCATTTAGAGTTAGACAACTATGTACGTGACCACGAAGAAATGATAGCACCATTACCCTTCTTTGCCGTAATGGGATAAGAAATTAGATAAATACATTATGCCAATTAATACAGAAACACTCAACCGCAAATTATACAACAAGTTATCGAAGTATTCACCAAAACCATTAGATTCTAGTGGTAAAGTGACTCCAGTAGAGGACGATGCCGACGTTTTCAAATTTAAGTTTACTATGGATGGTAAAGAATACGGAGACGTTTTTGCCACAGTTGATGATGAGCGTAGATTGATATTGTATTATGGTGATGATGTAGGTGACAGTCCAGAAACACCAACACCAGGTATAGGATACAATGACACATGGCTGGGATTTGTAGAAGATTTAAAATCATGGAAAACACGCAACGGATTTAAAGGTTGGCAATTAAAGAATCAAGACCAATTGGCACCAGATATGGCTAGGAGAAATCATATGAAGAAAAAAGATAATTTAGGAGAAGCATATTACCCAATGGGTAAAAAAGCAAGTTATAGCGATAGTGTTCCAACTATCAAGATGGTTATTCAACATACCCGTCAAATTGAAGAAGGTGAACAACGTTATCGCAATATCGCTAAAATCTTTTTAGAGAATCAAGATGGTGAACGTTTCTTAGCACCAACATTAAAACCAGGCATTGCACGTGTATATGCACGACATATTGCTGAAGGTGGTAAACCACATGATGAGCGTTGGAATCATATTGGCAGTTTATGCGAAGAATATCAAAAAATGGCAGGATTTGTACGTGCTACACGTGGTCAACAGTTTAATGAATCAGCACAACAGTTAGTTGAAAGTGGTATACAACATTACTACACATTACGTGAATCATTAAGTAAAATGACAGGTCATCGTGGTTATAACGCATACTTTGAAAGCTGGACTCCTCCATTAATGGAAGATGATAGTGAAGGTGAAAATATCAATGAGTTGTTTGTACAAGAAACCGTTGATCCAAGAATTGAAAGCGTAATGCCTATACTATCAAGACTACACAAAAAAGTAGCAGAGACAAAAATTGATAGAGAACTAAACCAATTAGCAGAGTGGGCTGAAAGTCTAGACCAAGATTTAGAAGAAGATGATGGAATGCAAAGTAACAATCCAGTTGGCATTCCTGAAGATGAAGAAGTAGAAGAAAACTTTATCAACATGGTTCCTCAGGCAGTAGCGGAAGGTCTTGATGACACACAACGTGCCAGATTAGATGATTTAATTGACAAATATAAGGACTCTGTAGACCCAGAAGCATATTATGGTCTTAATGATGAGTACCCAGATAGTGATGAAGTAATTGCTCAAATAAGACAAGAGTTTGGAGATAAGATTGCTGACACAGTTGAAGCTGGTGCAGGCAAAATGCATTTCCCAAGAGACAATCACAGTTTTGATATCGATCCATTACAACGAAAAATGTCACCTAGAGTTACCAAATCAGGTAAGATTAACAAACAAGACAATGACTATATGAAGCGTGAAATCAAACGCAGAATAGGAATTGGAGAAGAAGGTGAAGTACAAACATTTGAAGAAGTTGACGAAAGTGACTATCCAGACGGGTCATCTATCAAACCACCAAGCAAACAAGAATGGCAACAACAATATCAACAAGCGGTCATGGCTGTAAAAAATGCCAAGACACAACAAGAATATGAAGCGGCCAGCGAAAGAGCCGGTCATATCAAAGACTTGTTGGCAAGTAAGGGTATTAAAGTTGGACCTGCATTAGAACAAAGTGTAGCGGAAGAACTAGATGCTAATCAAAAGCGTGTAGGACAATTGGGCCCAACCGAAAAAGTTAAGAATAACAATATCGGTAAACTAGTTGGTGCTAATGAAAGCAAAATCAACGAAATGGACAAGAGTCAAAAAGGTGCCCCTGGATGGAATATCAGTGATGATGAATCAGGTGGCAAAGAACATTACGTTAAAGCAGCCAAGCCCAAAGACGTTGTTAAGAAAGGTGAAAAAGCACTAAACAAGGCAATGGACAAAGCACACAAAAAAGATGTGAAAGAGGGACAAGAGGACCTTGATGCGATCTTAAGAATTATCAGAAAGTAATTCACCCAAAACCTCACTTAAAAGGTGAGGTTTACCATATCCGGCATAAATACTATTGACGCATCTGTAAGAACATGCTAAACTTACACTTGTGTTAGTTACTCATAGGGAGTAGCGACATTAAAAACGAGACCATCTCAATTTATAAGGAAAATATATTATGGCATCTTTAGCAGAAATCCGCGCCCGTATTCAAGCGCAAGACACAAAGCAAAATCAAAAGGGTTCTAACACCCAATCTGATAATTCTATCTACCCCCACTGGAACATTGACGAAGGCGCAACAGCGACTGTTCGTTTCTTGCCAGATGCGGACTCAAAGAACACATTCTTTTGGGTAGAACGTCAAATCATTAAACTAGCATTCAATGGCGTTAAGGGTGATCCTAACGTTAAGAAAATTGATGTACAAGTACCATGCATGGAAATGTATGGTGATGCATGTCCTATCTTAGCTGAAGTTCGTCCATGGTATAAAGACGAAACATTGAAAGAAATGGCAAACAAGTATTGGAAGAAACGTAGTTATCTATTCCAAGGTTTTGTTCGTCAAAATCCACTAGGTGATGACAAGACTCCTACTAACCCAATTCGTAGATTTATTATCAGTCCACAAATTTTCACTATCATCAAGTCCAGCTTAATGGATCCTGAAATGGAAGAATTGCCAACAGACTATCTACGTGGTCTTGACTTTAACGTTAAGAAAACTAGTAAAGGTGGTTACGCAGATTACTCTACAAGTAACTGGGCACGTAAAGAAAGTGCATTAACAGAGGCAGAAGCCGCGGCAATCGAGGCTCATGGTTTGTTTAATTTAACAGACTTTTTGCCTAAGAAACCCGGTGAAGCAGAATTGCGTATCATCAAAGAAATGTTTGAGGCATCAGTAGATGGTCAACCTTACGACTTAGAGCGTTGGGGTCAATACTATCGTCCATATGGTTTAGAAGCATCTGCAGGTTCAACAGCGGACAAACAAACAGAGGGAAATTCACAAAACGCATCCTCTCCCGCAACAGCGCCCGTAGCAGAAGATGAGCCTGATGAAGTTTCAACTAATTCTCCTATCGTAGTCCCAAAAGCTAATCCAAGTAGCGATAAGGCAAACGACATTCTAGCAATGATCCGTGCTAGACAAAATAAAACGGCATAAGGTATTAGGGGGAGGTATCTCCCCCTATTAGGAGAATAACCATGACATTACCAGACGAAAGATATCGTTCCTTAAAGCAAGGTAAAAAACTATTGGAAGAATTATGTGATCCAGGTAAGACACCTAGGGTACCAGGCATTATCCGTGAACGTGCTAGAGGCGCATTGCGACACTATCCCAATGACTATGAAATAGACATGATGGCAGACCAATGTCCCGATTTACTTGATAAAATTGCATATACTGATAGAATACGATTAAACGGTACAATAAACAGATAACAGGAGAATAACTTGGCTAAGCCATTTGATGTAAGTAAATTCCGCAAGGATATAACAAAAAGTATTGATGGTCTGTCTATTGGGTTTAATGACCCAACTGATTGGATCTCGACAGGAAATTATGCTCTCAACTACCTCATTAGCGGTGATTTTAATAAAGGCGTCCCTCTTGGTAAAGTTACTGTCTTTGCCGGAGAATCAGGAGCAGGAAAAAGTTTTATCTGCTCAGGGAACCTTGTTAGACACGCACAACAACAAGGCATCTTTGTTGTCTTAATTGACACAGAGAATGCGTTAGATGAAGCCTGGCTACATGCTTTAGGTGTAGATACAGGTGAAGATAAATTATTGAAACTAAACATGGCTATGATTGATGATGTAGGTAAAACTATTTCAGAATTCATGAAGTCATATAAAGTATTGCCAACAGAAGATAAACCTAAAGTATTGTTTATCATTGACAGTCTTGGTATGCTATTGACACCAACTGATGTGAATCAATTTGAAGCAGGTGATATGAAAGGTGACATGGGTCGTAAGCCTAAAGCACTAACAGCACTTGTTCGTAATTGTGTTAACATGTTTGGTAATCACAATGTAGGATTAGTTGCTACTAATCACACATACGCAAGTCAAGACATGTTTGACCCTGATGATAAAATCAGTGGTGGTCAAGGTTTCGTTTATGCAAGTAGTATTGTAGTTGCTATGAAGAAACTTAAACTTAAAGAAGACGAAGACGGTAACAAGATTAGTGATGTACGTGGTATTCGTGCAAGTTGCAAGATTATGAAAACACGCTACGCTAAACCCTTTGAATCAGTACAAGTTAAGATTCCTTATGAAACAGGTATGAGTCCTTACTCAGGCATGCTTGATATGATTGAGAAGGCTGAACTTGTTAAGAAAGAAGGTAACAGTCTTGTCTATACTACACTTGATGGTGAAATCATTAAAAAGTTTCGCAAAGCATGGGAAGCAAATACTGATGGTTGCCTAGATAAAGTTATGGCAGAGTACACACAAAAAACAAACTCAAAGATAAGTACTGTAACACCTGAGGAGGAAACAGAATGAGTTTGAGTTTAATTTCAGAAGTATGGGAAGTACTATGCGACCATATTGATTTAAACGACCGTGCAGAGGCAGCTGACGCATTGGTTACTTATCTAATGGAAAACAACTATGAAGTTGATGATATCAAAGATGCATTTAGTGATAAAATAATTACTAAGGCATTAAAAGGATATGC